GTCTGGTTTTTATCCACCTGCCATAAAATTCGGGATATGAAAAACAAGACCAGCAGGGACAGGCCATATATAGCCAACTGCATCAGATCCATGTGTTCATACCAGGATGGACCGCTCGCCGAGTTCCCGGCCAGGCAAAAGGTTTCGAGGACAAGCAACAGCAAAGTCGCCATGATAAGCACCCGCATGAGTACTATTTTTGATCCGTTTGCCATTTGCCTTGCCTCCCTTTTTCTGCTATGCGATTTTTCGGGTGGGCAGCCGGTTTCCCTTCCGGTGTCGTTCGCAGCGACAGCCCGCCCTCTTCCTTATATTTCGCCCTCTATTGCCGGCGGATTGACCGAGTCCACAATTTCCCCCGTAGTCGCCGGATAGTCGTCATCAATCAGCGTCAAGGCAAATTGCCCGTCGTAGGTCGGCAGCACGCAATCGACGATTCGCGGCCCTGATTTGTGAGTCTCGTCATGATCGTGGTGCGCCTGTAATTTAATCTTGTACGCTTCGGCCTGCTCGATTGTCTGAAATTTGGCGTATTTCATGGCTAATTCCTCGTGATCGTCAGGGTGTAGCTCGCTGCATTCGGATTCCACCCACTCTCCTCGTTTACCGGCGTGTACCAGAGGCCGAGTGCGGAGGGGGTGAGGACTTGTCCGGCGTATATATCATCTACTCTTCCGGTTACTCCCGCTGCTCCTGGTATATATATGTCGATAGACATTACAGATGCAGATGATGTCCTGTGTGCGCTTCCGTATCTCCACGTAGCCCCGCCTTGTACAAACCGTGTAGTTGCCTGTAAATATATATCAGGGGCAATAGTCCCATTCTTAGCCCACCCCGAAGCATAGTATAATTTCCCTGTGCTAAGCGTTGCTATTTGCTGAGTAACGGAGAGATTCGCAGTACCCCTAACAATATTCATGCTTTTGCTGCCCGTCCCGCCTGTCCTCTCGTCAGCTACCGATGATACTGTGGGCGCACCCATAGCCGTCCAATTACTTGGAGGGTCGCCAGTTTCCATATTACCGTTAAGAGTGTCACCACTAATTATATCAAGATACGTCTCCCCCGTCCCCAAAGCCCCAAGCAGAACCTTCTTGGTCTTGCTGCCGTCAGAGATGGAGGCGTAGAAGCCGGTATAGGGGCGCAGATCGACGGAGGGGTTGGAGAAGAAATAGTAGTTGATAAGGTTGCTCGTGTTTAGGGCAAGGCTGGCCAGGGTGACGCCAGAGCCGTATTTGATGGATTTGATGTTGGTGTCTATCGCCGCAAGTTCCGCGTGCGTTTTGGAAACTCCCGGCAAGTTGGCATATATTATAGTTTCCGGCTCAAACCCGCCCCGGTATTTGTTGAAATCCAGACAATTCCCCGTTGAGGCGAAGAGGAGGAGCGCGGCAACGATCAGGAGTGTAATTCGTCGTTTCATTTTATCTGCTCAAATACATCAATGTAATGCCCGACTTGCCGCTGCCAGCCGCGGCTACTGCAAAGGTCAGCGCCGTCGCAACCGGCCGGGGAAAATACAAACCGGTCAGGATAGCGGGCATGGTCTGCTCGGTGTTCGCCGTGTCCCGGTTTGCCAGCGCCCCGCCCACGATATCGACGCCGTTCGTGTCTTTTATCGTGATATCGTAATCGTCCGTCGGCGCACTCGTGCCGTCCGGATCAGTAACCACGAGCGTCACGTACTTCCCGGCGATCAGGTCGGTGTCCGACGTGCTCGTGGTTGTCGATGCGGCCCCGGCAGACGTGGTCGTCCATGCGAAGCTGAGGGTCGCCATATTGGTATTCCCCTCGCTTGAGTAAACCGGCGAGTAGGACGTTGTCACCGTCCCGACATCTGCCGCCCAGGCGTAGACCGAAAACAGCAGGATCATGGCGATTGCATAAGCTAATTTTTTCATATCAAGGCCCTCCTTCGGGTCGTTTTATTTTCTCCAGGGTGATCGCCTGACATCCCTGGTCGCTACACGCCCAGTATCGCTCCAGTTGCCGCGGGTAGGGCGCCTCCGAGGGATCGTGCCATATCGCAAAAGCCAGCCCGGCGGCGGCCAGGATCACGATGGTTATCAGCCCGGCGATCGCTTCAATCAGCTTCATAATTTCGCCCCCTTTCGATCATGGCGAGTATGGCTATAACTATTAATGCCGTCGGGATTGTATGCATCAGATGGTTTCCGATGGCGTCGATGCAGATCGCGACAAAGGCGGCCATCAGGCGGCGGTCGATTTTCTCCATCGCCCTGAAGACGCTCACAATGTAGGCGGCCACGAGCCCCAGGCCGACCGCGCCAAAGTTGAACAGGGCCATGACGTATTCGCTATGCAACTCATCGCCCGGCTTCCAGGTAGCCGCCGGACCGTACCCGATCATGATTGATTGCCAGGATCCCGCGACTTTCTGGATGCCGTTGAGCCACATATCCGGGCGATTGTTGCCGATAATGGGATGATAGATAAAGGCGTAATAGATGCAGCAGCCAGCGACCGCGGCGCCAGCCAGGGCGATCGATCTCAATTGCCCGCGGACTTGAGGGTAGAAATAATATGCCGCTCCGGCGATGGCCGCGATGGCCGCCGTTGTCGTCACCGCTACGTGCAGGCAGATGATGAGCAGGGGCAGGAAATAGCACCAGCGGCGGCGGAAAAAGAAGGGCAGGGCGATGGCGACGTATGCCGCCAGGAAGTTATTGTTTCCCAGCGTGCCAGTGGCGGCGTTGGGGGGCAAATGGCTCGTGACCGCGACGAGAGCCCGGTAAAAGTCGAAAATCGGATTGTAGCCGAAGGACTGCGCGACACCAAGCCCGGCCTGGATAACTGCCGTGACGCAGAGTATGTTAAACGCCGTCTCGTTTTTGATCCGGCCGTAATAGATGAGTGCGAAGACAACGGCGCCGAGGGCTGTCCAAACCGAGCCCTCCAGCAAATAGGCCGTAATTGTGTGGTTGCTCGTCAGGAAGCCGAGAAACAGCCCCGCCGTGGCGTAGGCCAGCCAGCCGGCCAGGTAGTACATAAAAAGCCGCATCCACTGATTAGGCATGATCAGGCCCATGCCGATCACGGCAAAAATGATCAGGCTGTGAGCGTGCCCGTAATGGACGGTCGAGCCCCATACGCCGAGGGGGAGAAGGATCAGTAGCGCGGCCAGGTAGTATTCTAAGGCTTTTGCCTGCATGTCGTTCCTTTCAAAGTCCCCCGAGGGGCCGAAGCCCCAACTCGGGGGAGGGTGAAGGTTTAACGGTTAATGGGCGGCATCCGCGGTGAGCCGGACGTAATCGCTGCCATTGTCAATGACGATCGCGGTTTTCCCGCTGGTGATGGAGATCCCCGTCCCGCCGCTCCGCTTAATGGTGACCGTCTGTGTCGTCGCATTCCTCACCGCGTACAGCCTGCCGGATACGCTGGGGCCGAGGATATTGACCGCCGTTGACCCGGAAGCAACGGTGAGCAGGGTCGCCTTTGCTTCGGTTGCTGACACTTCCCAGTCGGCGTTCGTGGTGAATTCGTGGGATGCCACGTTATGGGTCGCGTCCAGGCCGGTGATTGCGGGAGACGTGATCGTCGAGCCGGTAAGGGTCTGATTCGCCAGGGTACCACCTGTAAATGTGCCATCGAGAGTGGCGCCACCGGACAAGGTCGCCGCCGAAAGCGTGGCGGTGCCCGAAATCGTCGGACCTGCAATCGTAGGAGCCGAAAGCGTGCCGCCGGCAAATGTCCCGGACAGAGTCGCCCCGCCGCTAAGGGTCGCTCCCGACAAGGTTGTGGTGCCCGAGAGGGTGCCGGATGTAATCACCGGGGAGGTAAGGTTCATTGTGCCGCTTCCCGTCAAAGTGCTGCCGGAATCAAGGGTTAGCGCCCCGCCCGATTCGACCACCATTGACCCGCCGTCGGCTACTACTGCTTTATCCCCGCCGTCCGTCCGGTAAAACTTCGGTCCATAGGTCGTATCGGCGGCGAAGGCAAAGACGGCAATCAGGAGGATCAGAATTGTAATTATTGAAAGTTTTTTCATGTCTTTCACTCCTTTTAAAGTCCGGGCGAGTTTCCCCGCCCGGTGCCTGTTAGTTAGCCGACGTAGGTGCATCCTGGGGGTCTCCCTTGATGACAATGAGACATTGCGGCATTCCGGTGGTGGCCCCGACTTCGGAAATAAGGAGCTTGATGAACCGCTTTCCGCCGACATAGCCGAACCGATAGAGCTTGCTGTCCTCGTCGGTATCGTCAATCGTGATACAGACTCCGCTCGCGGGGGTCACGCCGAGAACATCGGCGGCGGCCACGTTTGAATAAGAACCGGCTACGCCCGTTCCGTCATCGTCAGCATGGGTCACGGTGAGAGTCCATCCGAGAGCGGCAGAGAGGACGCCCGCTTCAATGCCCAAATACCAGAGGATTTCCGCCGAATTGAACCCGGCAAGATCAACCTCGACGGCGGCCTGCGTTGCGGAAATATCAATCGGGTCAAAAACTCCGACAGGTTTAATGTTGCTGTGCAAATCTTTCATGGTCTTTTACCTCCTATGGGTAAGTGGCGGTTGCCCGCCCCATTTGGTTTAGGCGCTGATCTTGATTTCTTTGACGGCCTCATACATGATGATCCCGCCGCCGACGCGCTTTGTGGTGTAGAAAGCCACGTAGGGTTTGGCGGTATAGGGATCGCGGAGAACGCGAGTTCCCAGGCGGTCGATGATCAGGTAGGCCCGCTTGAAATTACCGTATTTGATCGGGTATGCGCCCGCACCGATGGCCGCCACGTTATCATCGTACTCGACGGGCTTGCCGAGGAGGGTATCGGGTGCATCCTGGAGCAACCCGGGCCGCCACAGGTAATTGCCTTCGCCGTCCTTAAACTTGCGGATCACCTGCATGGTCGAATCGGCCATGAGCCAGGCCGCGCCATTGCGGTAAACCGGCTTCAGGGCGTGCTGAAGGTCGATCAGCTTGTCGGCATTGTTCAGCAGGGAAGCGTGGCCGGAAGTGATGAACCCGATCTTTCCCCAGGAGTAGGAAGCGTTTGCGATTTTGGTATAGGCGTCAAGCCCCTTCGGCTTTTCAACTCCGTTGCCGGAAATGAAGGCCGCGCCTTCTTCCTCGTTAAATTCAATGGAGACTTCATCGGCCAGCCATGCGCCTATGTCGATACTGGAATCATCCAGAAGGGTTTGGGTCGCGTAGGGCATGGCGTAAAGCTCTTTCGTGTTGATGGCGATTTCCTTAAGGGTCGGCGTATCTGTTTCGGCCTTGGAGCCTTTTTCAGCAACCCACCCGGAAGTTGCGCCGCCCTGATTGACGAGCTTTTTGTAGGTGTCGGTAGAGATACTACGCACCGTTGCCAGCCGCCGCATGGCCTGGATTGTTCCGGCCACACGATCAATGGCCGCATCCACTTCTTCGGGGACCGTGAAGCCGCCGTCAGGATCAGACAGGGTAGAGGCTGCCGCCATAACTTCCATGTCCTTGATGTCCTGAGCGCCGCGCCGCATAAGGTGACTAAAAGCCTTCAGGCGGTTTGCGGATTCTACGGTTTGACCGCCACCGCCACCGCCATACTGAGCCCGCGCAATGGCCGTTTCCAGGGTTTCGAGCTGCTTTTTCATGGCTGCGATATTGGAGATGTCCGCGTTAATCCTTTCCACTTTTTCGGTCAAGTCGGCGGGTGCATATCCTTTCGATTCGATAGCCTTAATCCGGCTATCGTTCTGCGCCTTGAACTCTTCAAAAGTCCTGCCCAGGGCTTCAATAAGTTTTTTCAACTCATCCATTTCTTTATCCTCCGATAATTGAAGTTATTTTCTTGATTTGCGCTGCTACTTCATCAATGTCCGCATCGCCTTCGGATTCCTTGCCTCTCGCAAGTAGGGCCTTGGCTTTATTCCTGGAAAACCCTGCATCCCGCAGGGCCTTCTCTGCATCCCGTTCCGTTAATTCGTGGTCTTTGTCCGCCCGAAAGCAATCAGGGCAGTTAGCGAATATGGACAGGTCAAAGGCTGCTTTCACTGATTTGCCATCAACGATAGAGTCAATAAATCCCTTTTCTTTCGCCTGTTTCGCCGTGAACCACGTTTCGGCCTTCATCATGTCGGTGAGTTCGCGTTTTCCCACCTTCGATTTCTCGTAATAAGCGTTGAGGATGTTGCCGTCTATTTTCTCCAGTATGTCGGCGATTTCCCGAAGGTCGTATTGATTCCCGGCGGAATACACCCAGGCGTTATGGATCATGAGCATGGCATTGTCGTAAGCCTGGACCTTGCCCCCGGCCATTGCGATAACAGAGGCCATAGACGCGGCCAGCCCTTCGATTCTCGTTGTCACGGCCCCTTTGTGAGATTTGAGGGCGTTATAAATTGCGGTTCCATCAAAAACGTCCCCGCCCGGAGAGTTAAGGCGGACGGTAACGCTATCCATGCCGGCCAATGCGCTTATCAAGTCCCTTGGATCGTTAAAGGGCCATCCCACATAGTCATAAATCAGGATTTCCGACTCGCCATCGGCGGCGGCCTGGACTTTGAACCAATCGGCCTTATCGAGAGGCTTGTTCCAAAGTCTTGAAATTGCCTCTGCATTTTTATGGTTGCGATATGATAAGTTCATTTTGTCCCTCCCTGATCCGCCTGTTTTCCGGTTTCCTTCGTGGTGCTGGTGCGGGTTTTGTAGACTTCGCCGCCGTCGTATGGGTTCATGTCCAACAGTTCCCTGGCTTCGTTCGGATTCATTATTTCCGTGTTGATGGCAACCTGGAAGCCCTCCATTTGATCTTTAAATGATCCTCTTTGGAGTCCCCGCGCCTGAAATTTGGCATAATACCGCTTGCGTTCTTCGGGAGACAATAGGCACCTGTAAATTCCCCGCTCCCCCGTCACAAACCACGGCATACAGGCGTAAACGATAAATCCGATGGAGAATTGCTCCGCGCTGGCATAAGTGGGGTTGTTTTCCCCTGAATTCATGACGGTGAGCGGCATCCCGAAAAAGATGTCAACTATTTCTGATTTCTGGAATTTGCGCGTTTCGAGATATTGGCTATCCTGCCCGGTAATGCTTACCGATGTCGCGGACATGCCATCCTCAAGGAGCATTATCTTGTGGGAATTATCGAGACCGGCATAAACTTCGGTCAATGCGTCGCGCATAGGCTTTGGGTCTTTTAATTGTCCGGGGTGAGTCACGATCATGCTTGGATGCGTGCCGCTTCCAAAGGTCCGCGCCCCGAATTGCTCCGTTACGATTCCAAGACCGATTGTCTCCCTGATGTATTGAATGGGGTTCATCCCAACCAGACCGTCTTTAGTCATGCCGCGAAGGTGAAATATCTGACTTGCGGGGAATATTTTTGTGATTGTTGCCGTTGCTTGCGTTGGTTCGCCATAAACGCCGACGGCGCTCTTATCATCGGGCATCTGTATTTTGTAAAATACGCCGTAATTTGCCGTCTGAATCACTTCCAGGATCCTATCAGGTGCCAATGGTAGGAGTTCGCGCGTCTTTCCGTTCGGATCGAGGCCGGTATTTTTAAAGGCAAAGAAATTGCCCCGCAATGCAAGGTGGTTCATGGCCATGCCCCAAAAATCAGAGGCATCCATCCATTCGTTCGGCATGTCATGGAGAAGCGCATAAAGGTAAAAATCTTCGGCAATATTGCGGATATTCCCTGACTTTTCCATCATATGGCAGGGAACCATTCCCATGACGCGTGAAAGGACGTTGACGCATGAATAAACAGTGGCCTGTCTCATGGCCGTATGGGACGAAACAGACACGCCGGAGGAAGTTGAGCCGCCGCCATAGACAGACCTAATCATGTCTTCAAGGGTTTTGCTCATGGCCTTCGGCCTTAATTGCGAAAAGATTCCCATCATTCACTCATAAAAAAGCCGCCAGCGAGGACAATGGCCCCACAGACGGCAAACGATACCCACGGCGCAAACAGGTAAAGCCCGTAACCTAAAAGGCACAGGCCAAAAACGAGAAGAAAGTCCCTTTTGCTGATCAGCTTGAAAATGTTCACTATTTCATCACAAAGCCCGAAACCTTACGTCAAAATGAGTAATTGACAGATTTTCTATGTGGCTCTATGATAAAAAATTACTTTTTATAATGCGATAGGACAAAAGGGGGACAAAAGGGGGACAAAAGGGGGTAGTCACGCCGCAAACTCTTCAATTTTCCATTTATCGGCAACTTGCTTCTTGATTACCGGGTGTCCGGCGGGGTCTTTTCTGACGGGAAGGCCTTTGTGCTTCCGGTATCGCTTGGCAGTTTTCACGCTCACTTTAAGATAAGCCGCTATTTCCTTCCAGGTGGTCAGTATATCGCTCATCAGAATGCCATCCTTTGCTTTATTTCGTCGGCGGTTTTGCCCTCGTAAACTGACTTCGTATTTTTGGCCTCCGGGTTCATCGCCATCAGCGCCACCGCCGACAGCCCCGCCATCAAGGGGTCGATCTTCCCCGTTCCAC